TGGCTGGGTCTGATGTTGATAGCAGGACGTTTGGTTGGAGCAATCATATTTGGATTTATGATAACGAACCACGTAACCGAGAAATCGTCAGCAGAATCTCAAAGTCAGTTGACAGAGGAGATAAGGTCGTAATATGGCCTAAACATATTCAGCAAAAGGACATCAATGACATGTACCTAGCTGGACATGATGTGCAAAAGGTGGTAGAATCTAATGTATATCACAAACTAGAAGCAAACCTTAGACTAAACGATTGGAAGAAAGTATGAGTACGATACATGTTCAGAAGAGAGATGGGTCTGTAGAACCCTTAAACCTAGACAAGATTCATAGAATGGTAGAAGATGCCTGTGAAGGTTTAGGCAGTGGTGTGAGTGCCTCACAGGTGGAAATGAACTCAGGTCTTCAGTTCTATGATCAGATTAAAACAGCAGATATTCAAGAGATCCTTGTGAGATCTGCCAGTGATCTAATTGATTTGGATCATTATAACTATCAGTTTGTAGCAGCAAGACTATTATTGTTTGGTCTTAGGAAGCAACTGTTTGGATCTAGTTGGTTGAAGAATGGACTACCTCACATAGCTAAGCAAGTACAGAAGTGCGTTAACTTAGGTGTGTATGATAGTGGTATCATTAATAAATATTCAAAAGAAGAGTGGGATAAAATTGATTCTTGGGTAGATCACAAACGTGATTTTTTATTTACTTATGCAGGTCTTCGTCAAGTAGTTGATAAGTATCTTGTACAGGATAGAAGTAGTGGAGAGCTTTACGAATCTCCACAGTACATGTACATGATGATTGCTGCTACTCTCTTTCAAAATTATAGTACAGAAAAGAGATTGGATTATGTCAGAAGATACTACGATGCCATCTCAAGACACAACATCAACATCCCAACACCAATCATGGCAGGGGTGCGAACACCGTTACGACAATTTGCCTCCTGTGTTCTTGTTGATGTTGATGACACGATTGACAGCATCTTCAGCAGTGACATGGCTATTGGTTACTACGTTGCTCAAAGGGCGGGAATTGGCATCAACGCAGGTAGAATCCGTGGCATCAACTCTAAAATCAGGGGCGGTGAAGTTCAACACACGGGTGTCGTCCCGTTTCTCAAGAAATTTGAGGCGACTGTCAGATGTTGCACTCAAAATGGCATCAGAGGTGGATCAGCAACAGTCCACTTCCCAATCTGGCATCAAGAAATAGAAGACATTCTTGTCCTCAAGAACAATAAAGGTACTGAGGATAATCGTGTCAGAAAACTTGACTATAGTATACAAATATCTAAATTATTTTATGAACGATTCATATCCAACGAGGATGTTAGTCTCTTCAGTCCTCATAATGTTCCTGGGTTGTATGAGTCTTTTGGTACTCCATCCTTTGATGAGCAATATGTTGCTTATGAAGCAGATGATAGAATCCCAAGAAAAACTATTGGAGCACAAGAGCTCATCCTAGATCTCCTTAAGGAGAGAGCAGAGACTGGTCGTATTTACATTATGAATATTGACCATTGTAATGAGCACTCATCATTCAAAGACAAGGTTAACATGAGTAACCTATGTCAGGAGATTACACTACCTACTGAACCTATTGGTCATATTGATGGTGATGGAGAGATAGCATTGTGTATTCTGTCTGCTGTTAATGTAGGTAAACTACGTAACTTAGATGAGTTAGAAGAACTCTGTGATCTTGCTGTACGTGGACTAGAAGAGTTGATTGACTATCAAGACTATCCAGTAGAGGCAGCACGACTCAGCACCCTTGCAAGACGTTCTCTTGGAGTAGGGTTCATAGGACTAGCACACTATCTTGCCAAGCAAGGTGTTAAATATGAAGATCCAAAGGCATGGAAATTAGTACATGACTTGACAGAGGCATTCCAATATAATTTACTTAAGTCATCTAATAAATTAGCACAAGAGAAAGGTCCATGTGGATATTTCTATCGTACTAAGTACTATGATGGTATCCTTCCCATAGATACATACAAGAAGGACGTTGATGATATTGTACCCAATGACTTATCACTTGATTGGGGAACTCTACGGGAAGACATACTCTCTCACGGGTTACGGCACTCCACGCTGTCGGCTCAGATGCCTTCTGAGAGCAGTTCCGTTGTGTCAAATGCCACAAACGGAATTGAACCACCGAGAGATTTCTTGTCAACGAAGAAGTCTAAGAAAGGACCACTCAAACAAATAGTCCCTCAGTATTCTACACTAAAGAATAACTATACACTGCTATGGGATATGCCTAGTAACGAAGGGTATATTAAGATAGTAGCAGTGATGCAGAAGTTTTTTGATCAGGGTATCAGTGGTAACTGGTCATACAATCCACTTCATTACGATGATTCTGAAGTTCCTACCAGTATTATGGCACAGGATTTATTAACAACCTTTAAGTATGGTTGGAAGACATCTTATTATCAGAATACATATGATACTAAGACTGACTTTGATGAACCAGCACATTCAATTGGTTGGAAGGATGAAGAAAATAATAAGACAGCGATTACTAATTTACTAGATGACATCTTTGCAACCGAAGAAGAGCAGTGTGAAAGCTGTGCAATCTGACATTAAAGGTATGACAGTCTTCAATACAACGAAGACTGATACCACCAAAGGACAGATGTTCTTTGGTCCTCCACTAGGAGTCCAGCGATACGATAAGTTTAAGTATCCTATATTTGATAAGTTAACACAAACACAACTAGGCTTCTTCTGGCGACCAGAGGAAGTTTCGTTGCAGAAGGATAGGGCAGACTACCCTACATTAAATGAGACACAGAAACATATCTTTACCAGCAACCTTAAGTACCAGATCCTCTTGGACAGTGTACAAGGTCGTGCTCCTGGTATGGCTTTCGCTCCATACTGCTCACTACCTGAGCTTGAAGGTTGCATGAATATATGGCAGACTATGGAGATGATTCATAGCAGATCATATACTCACATCATTAAGAATGTATACCCAGATCCATCAGAGGTCTTTGATACTATACTAGATGATGAGAAGATACTTGCACGTGCTGAGTCAGTGACTAAAGCATACGATGAGTTCATTAACTATGCTAATGAGTATGGTCAGAGTACTGCTTGGACAGATGGTATGAGAGATCATCCTAATTCTGAATGGACACGTAAAGATTTAAAACGACATTTATATAGGGCAGTTGCTAATGTATACATTCTTGAAGGTATTCGCTTTTATGTCTCTTTCGCTTGCTCCTTTGCATTTGGTGAGCTTAAGTTACTTGAAGGATCAGCCAAAATTATCTCCCTTATTGCTAGGGATGAATCACAACACTGTGCAGTCACTCAAAATATATTAAACAAGTGGAAGGAAGGTGATGATCCAGAGATGATTGATATCATCAAGGAAGAGGAAGAGAATGTCTATGAGATGTTTAAGAAATGTGTAGAGGAAGAGAAAGAATGGGCAGAATATTTATTTAAAGATGGGAGTATTATTGGTTTGAATGATAAATTATTACAGAGCTATGTTGAATGGACTGCTAACCGTAGGTTGAAATCAATAGGTTTGAAACCTATATTTGATACACCTATGGCAAACAATCCTTTACCTTGGACTGCACACTGGTTATCTTCTAAGGGTATGCAAGTAGCACCACAGGAGACAGAGGTTGAGAGTTATATGGTAGGAAGTATTAAACAGGACGTTAAGAAAGATACCTTTGCTGGATTTAAATTATGAAGATCATTGAGAATGTTCTACCAGTAGAACAGGCTGATTGGTTAGAAGAGATGTTAACATCTAATTCTATAGGTTGGAATTATATTGGAGATGGTTCTAGACCAGATGGAGATGGAGAAAAGGTAAAACTTTTTCCATCATTTGCTCATCCAATATATGCTGCTTTTGATGACTATCCTGTACTGGATAGAGATATGATGAAACGATTTGAATGTTTAAATCGTACTGTATGTGCTAAGGCAGAATTAGATATTAAACATATGACTAGGATAAGATTGGGTATGCATATACCTGATCCATCATGGACTAGTCATCATGGACCTCATAAAGATCAATTTATGCCACATACTGTCGTGTTATTCTATGTGACTGATACTGATGGTGATACTTATTTCTTTGAAGATGGTGATGATAATGATCCTCTTGGATATTCATACAATAGTGAAATGGAATATAAGATTATAGATAGAGTAACACCAAAGAAGAATATGATGGTGGTTTTTGATGGACTTACAACACATGCTAGCTCGTACCCTACGAAAGGTCAAAGGATTACTATTAACTATAACTTCAATTTTTAATGACCCATACAGAACAACCACGAGACGAGTCGTGGAGAGAAGAATACGCAGGGATGATCCCCCTAGGTACATACAAGAGGAATTTGCTTCAGAATGGTCCGAAGTCCCTATCCCAGAGTTGGATGATGCAAGCTATGCACAACGACTGGAAGAAGAAAAAAGGTATCAAAGATCCAGAGCCACCAGATTGCCAGAGCAGCATGAAGGAATGGGAAGAAAGTATAAAGAAATACCAGACCCCTGGTTCAACTGACTAAATAGGTCCATGAGCGTAATAATCTACCAAGAACATTGCGAATATCTTGAGAAAGAGAATGAGGAACTCAGAGATGAGATTCTCTTTCTAAGACAGCAGCTTGAATATAAAACTATGGGTCTCCCACTGGGAGATATAAATACTGAGGAATAGATAATGGGTATGTGGAAAAAGATAAGCAAACTTCAGAAGGAAGTTATGAGAACCCCTGGACCTATCAGGGTTCAACTTTTACTTCTGCTGACATTGACGGCCAGTTCGGTTTCGTCTACAGGATTACAAATCTACAAACTGGTCAGCAATACATCGGGAGAAAATACTTCGTACAGAAACGAAAGCCTAGAGGTAGCAGACGCAGGAGGACGAGTGAGAGTGACTGGAAGACATACTACGGATCTTCTAAAGAACTTAATGGTGACAGGAAACGCTTGGGGTCGGATTCCTTTACCAGAGAAATACTCTCCACCCACAGTACAGCAGGAAGAGTAAACTACGAAGAGACCAAGCAGTTATTTTTACATAATGTATTACAGGAGACATTAGATGATGGTACTCCAAAGTATTATAATAGTAACATCTTAGGACGTTACTACAAGAAGGACTATTTTAAGGAAGAATGTTAGTTAGATGCAATTGTTGCGGTAAGGATCTGGAAAGTGATTCTAATAAGATGGTTTGTTGTGGGTGTGAGAACATGACAACTGTTCATGGAGATGTTGTGTCTGCTAATGATATGGATCAGGTAATAATATTACAGAACAATAAGAAATTTAAAAATCAATCGCTTTTTACTTCACAGGAGTTAGAATATCAAGAGGCAAGACGAAGAAGAGGAGTTCGTAAAATGATTTTTGAAGAGAGATGATAAAT